TCTCCGTCGTAGACAACGGCGACGGCTGCTCCGTGCCGGTATCCAACGATCCTGGGTAGTTCGTAGCCATCAGTCTTCCTCAGCAGCCTCCTGCGGCTGCGACAACTTCGCAATCTGCACCGCTTGAACGGCGATCTCAAAGTGCAGGGGGAACCGCTCCCGAATTACTCGCACCACTTCCTCGGCGGTCACTTCCATCTTTACTCCTACGGGGTCAGGTCAATCTGCAAGAACCCGCCCGCAGCGAACTGCACAGTAAAGGTTCCGTTCGATGACGAAATGTCCGACCCGAAATCCAACAGGCAGAACAGCGGGTCACCGGCGAGCGTATCATCCACAATCACCGCAGCCCGGGCCGTAATAGTCGAAGAAGTCCAAGCAGCATCAGTCGCATCAAAGTTCAACGAACCCGAACTGATCGCCATGCTGAAACCCGACAAAGCGTTGCCGTCAGCCGTGTAGCCGGTGCCGGACACCTCGCCAGACGACAAGTCAGCCCAAAGGTCATGAGTGTCAAAGTCGGGCGTGATCGTGTTATCAACGAGACGGATGTCGAACGTGTCACTATCGACGTTCACCGCAAGCTGGGACGCATCAAGAACGTCACGAAAGGTCGGAAGAAAGACACCGGATGCGGTGACAGCCATAGCTACTCCTGAGCGTTACCGACGCCACGAGCAGCGTCGGGGGTAGCGACCGCATCAACCCGGCCACTCCAATGTTCGGTCTGATACCCGGCAGTACCGGGACGGTCCTCACGCTCAACCCGAGTGCGACGAACCTTCTTCTTAGAGTCAGGCATGATGAACCCGACCGAAGAATACTTACCCATCTGTACCTCCATCTAAAGAGAGAAAGGGGCGGGGGAAGATGGAGACCCCCGCCCCTTCAACCTCTATCAGTTGGCGCCGATGGAGCTGGCCGTCTCGTAGCGACGGATCGCAGCCTCACGGAACCGGGCGTAACCGCCCAGCCAGTACCAGCCGATCGGGTGGAAACGCATCAGCGAATCGGTCACCGGACCACGACGGACCTGCGGGACCGCCGCCGATTCCGACGAACTGAACGCCTTCGCCAGACATTCCTGACCGAGAATGAGGGACTGGTAAACGTCCACGGTGGAAGCGCCGCCGTCAGCGACGATGTTCACACGCGGGGTTTCGATCCAGCTAACGCCCTCAAACACGCCGACGATGCCCTGCCAGCGGCGGTAGTCCTCGCCGCCGGTGTTGTTGACCGGCTCAGCCCAGCCAGCAGCGCCGGTCTCGGCACGAAGGTCAACCGACTGATCCGGGTGGATCATGCCGATGTAGGTGGTGCCAACGAACGGCATCACGTTGTCGCCACGCAGACCAGCAACAACCTCACGGATCGAAGCAGCGCTGTAGGTGTCCGAAGCGGTGATTGCAGCCTGGGTAGCCTGACCCTCAAACTTGACGTTGGTGCCGCCGACAAGAACGTCACGGGCAAGGGTGTCAAGCGAGATACCGGCGTTGAAGCCGATCAGGTTCGCAGCGTCAGCATCAACGGCGGTGTAGTCGGTGCCCCGAGCCTTCGCCGTGGTGTTGATCGTGTTGCCGTACTCACGGAGAGTCACGGTGACCTGCGAATCGCTCATGGCGACAGCAGTCACATCGCTGGTCTCGGTCAGTTCGGAGGTAGCAGCGGCAAGGTCACTACGAAGCGTGAAATTGACCGAACCACCCTGATGGGTAGCGACCGGACGCACGGTGGCGACCTGATCGTGATGAAGCTGAGGACGAAGCGCAAAATACATGCGCTTGTCGAAAGCGGTGGTACCAGCCGTGTTCAGGCTGGAAACTTGAGTGTAAGCCATAGCGGAAGGGCCTCCTAGCCCTGGAAGATGATCCTTCCGCCCGAAGGTATCGGGCGGTTCCACACGGCGCTATTTAGTAACTGGCTCCAAAGCCACCCTCAACCATGAGTCCAGCTTCAGCTTCCAAAGCCTCAAGTTCTGCGAGGGAAGAAGCGTTCGCCATGCGAGTAGCAATGTCCGGCGGAATAGCGGGAGCTTCACCGGCAACGCTTTCAATCGCTGCCAAACCCTGAACCTCATCATCGGTGACGGGATTCGTAGGTTCCGAAATCAACCCATACTCCTTGGCCTCCGCTTGAATACGCTCAATGGTGAGGTCTTCCTCACCGGCAAGCGCCTTGCGGAGCAACTTGGCTGTAGGGGAATCCCCAATGCCAGCCTCGTCAAACAAAGCCTCGCGCTCATACCGGGCAACTTTGGACTCCAACTCGGAAACCCGAGCAGAATCCACTCCGTCGATCTTGGATTTGAGTGCCCCACGCAATCTCGTAATGAGTTCGTGGTCGCTATCCTCCGCAAGCTCAACGAGAGCTTTCAGTTCCTCAATATCGGCCATGTGCTTTCGCCTCCTACCCTCGTGTCTTTCCCAAGGAGGGATTGCGGGGAAAGACAGATATGGGTTGTTGATTTACGCAGGCTCTTCGCCCGGTACCCACAAGTATGCCGAATAAAACACTTAGCGGCAAGTATTACTGGCACGACTCGCACGACTCGGGATTTTCCAAGTCACACGACGGCTCAATAACCTCATCGGCGTTCTCGCCCCAATCAATTTCTAGCGAGCCAATTTCACCCAACTCGCCAGCTTCATGCAGGTCCATAAGGCTGCGAGGTTCAGGAGTCATAAAGCGCCAACCCGACCAAAGCAGCCGACACAATTAGACCCACGGCAAACACAATGAAAGGCATCGGGCTACTCTGCCACACCCAGACCGGCGACGCCACCGGCAAACCCGCCGCCACCAGTAAACGCAGCCTGCGCTTCCTGGCGTGCCTCTTCCAAACGCTGCGTCGCAGGCGCCTCACCCGCCGCCAACGACAACAACTCGGCACGAGTAAAGTCACGCGTCAACTGCTCCGACCGGGACAGCAAACCAAACGTCTGGCGAGCCACATCAACATCGACGCCCCGCCCCGCCAACTGCTCAGCCTCCTGACGGGTCAACTCGCCAAAGCCCTGCACCCGAGCCTGACTTGCAACCTGCGCCGCCTGAATACGCTGCTGCACCACCGGCAAACCAACCGACTCGTTCAACAACGCACCAAGCAACTCGCCCTGCGTGCCGCCCATGCCATAAAACTCACGAGCAATCGCCTGCGTCTCAGGGTCGGCCTGACGGAACGCAACCTCCTGCGCCACCGCAGCCTGCAACTCGTTGTAGCCCTGATCGTTAATCATCGCTTCCTGAGCATCAATTGTCCCCTCAGGCAACCCGTAAAACGACTCCAACTCGGCAACCTGCCGCTCATACGCCAAAATCTCGGCAGGCGACACCGGCGGAAGGTTCTGCTCCCGGCGAGAAAACACGGCACGGAACCGACGCTGGAACGCAGGCTGCTGCTCCAACTCAAGCTCAACCCGGTCTGCCGAAGCACCAGAAGACAACAAACCAGTCGCCCATCCCGTCAAATCCTCCAAGCCATAACTCGCAAGCAACGCCTCAATCGAAGATGCCAGCGCATCCGAAACAGCATCGTTCAGCGAATCAACATTCACAGGCATCAAACTCGTCCCTTCATCGACGCATTCCCATCGCCCTCGTCAAACCATTCACAACCGAGAAAAGCTCGTCCTGCCCCTGCTTGCCTCGCCAGTAATCATCCTGCGAACGGATGTACCGCTCAGTCTCCGACAACGACATTGCCCGAACCTGATTACCGTCACCAATCGACAACACATCCCGATACTGCTTCGTGAAGTCCACGTCCTGCATGTTCTTGCCCAGCATGTTCGCAATCAACTGCTTCTGCGGAGCCATGTATTCCGAAACGCTCACACCCTGGTCAATCAAGTCAGCAAACTGCGGGTACTGATTCTTCGCCACGGAACTGATGTACGAGTTCAGACCGTCGCTGTTCATCTCGCCGGTAGCAAGCTTCGCAGACAACGACCGCTGCGTGTCCGGATCAATCGTAATCAGATTGCTTGCAGCCAAACCACGAATCGACTCCTCAGCGGCAAGGATTGAACCTGCCGTGTACGCCTTTGTACCGGCAAGAATCTGCCCGACAATCTCATCCTCGCTCAGCCCACGTCGAAGAACGTCAAGCGCCAACGCATCCAAAGCCTCATCCGACAAGTCCGAACCCAACTGCGACACAAGATCAGACAGTTCCCCACGCTGGACCTCAACCCGACGCTCAAGCTCCTCAGCGTTAGCCGGATCGGTAGAGAAAATGTCCCACTCGCGCTCAGCAGCAGACCGAGACGTAAACCATTCAGTCGCACGGAACTGGGCCTGCAACGTCTCAAAAGTGAACTCAGACTCCGCCGCTTCCTCAAGCAGCGGACCCAACTCTTCATGATCCAACGCCCACGCCCAGCCAGGGAAACGCTCACGAACAATCGTTTTCCACTCGTCAACAGACGTGACCGCTTCCCAGTCAACCTCGTTGAATGCGTCTAGCTCTTCTTGGGTCCAGCCCTCAAATGCGCTCAAATCAGCCATAAGTCCTACCTAACCAACTGGCCCAAAGCACTCGCCAACAGGGAGAACCTGTTGGCTGTAGCGCCTTCTTCGATGCCTTCTTGCTGCTCAACAAACGTGTTGAACGACATGGCTTTCTCAACCGTTCCGCCTCGGGCAGCTTCGTCTGCTTTGCCGCTGGCGTAATCCCGATACGCACGGGCAATCGCCCGAGCGTCCGACTCGGGCAGGAAGTTGCCGCCCAACAGTCCCGGCAACGAAGCCTGCAAACGGGCAGTCAACTCGTCCTCGTTCTCCAACACCTTGACCGGCAACCCGCCGCCCGTGCCGCCATCCGACTCGGCCTGCCTGTCCCTAAGGTTGTTGACAACTTCACTCCACAACGTGCCCGTTTCGTTTGCCAGAGCCAGGACGCCACGCATCGCTTTGGCTTCATACGAAGTCCATTGACCGAATCGGTAGATTGCGTCCTCGCTAATAAGACCGGCGTTAATCATCCGGTCTTGCAGGTTGGCGATGAAGGTAGAACTTCGGTTGACGAACAGGTTGTATTCGTCACCTGCCATGTATGCGTCGGTGCGAGACGGTGTGCCGAAGCGGAACGGATCAAGCGTCTGCACGGGAGCGACGTAGCCGCCTAGATACGTCGGCTCCTCCTCTTCTTCGCCCGCGATCTTGAGATTTTCGGAATTCATGTAGCCCTGAACAGCACTCAACCTGCCATCCGGCCCGAGACCCTGCCAATACTCAAGAGTGACGCCAGTTAGCCAATCCGGAACGATTTCATCATTAAGCCAAGCATCAAACTGGTACTGGGTGATGTATTTCGTCTCGCCGTTGTTGCTCATCAGTCCTCCAAATCCTCAAACAGCTTGTTGCGAATCTCGCCACGGAAAGCACGCTCAATAACAAAGTTTGCTTCCGGATACGTCAAAGCCAAATCCGTCAACTGCATGTCGTAAATCGACCTGATCCACGCAGCGCCCTTTGCATCCAAGAAACTCGCCAAATCAATATCTTCAGCACGCTGCTGCGCCTCCTCACGCAAACGCAACGCCTCCTGCACCGCAGGAGCAATCTCATGGTCCTCAAACTGACCACCCTCAGCAGTCAGAACACCCAACTCGGTCTGAACCTGAGCAAAGTCGGCTGCCGTGCCCTGCTGGTCGGTGTTGCGCCAATCCGGATACGCCTTCTGAAGAATGTCCGAGTATTCACGAATCTCGGCTCGGTAAACGTCCGGAGCGTAATCGCCAAGGTTGCCGAGCGACCTCACATGGTTGTCGTACAGAAGCTGCGCCGTAATGTCCTGAGCAAACTCAAGCCACTCCTCAGGCGTCAACCGCTCACGATCACCCTGGTCAATCGACTCAAGATACATCGGCATGTAAAGCTCGCCGTTAGGCACATACGGGGCGAAGAACTGCCAAGTGTCCTTCGCATACGTCCGCACATCAGGGTTGTCCTGCAACCAGTTGTACGCCTCCCGTGTAACAGGCACGCTGCCCATCAACATAGAACGCGTTTTACCCTTAGCAATAAAGCCGGTGCTGCCAGACAACTCGGTAGTGCGTGCCCACGCAATCGCCTCAGCCTCGGCATACGGCAAACCCAACTCCGTCGCCTCATCCAAGAACGAGCGATACAGAGAAGCCGTGCTCAAATACGTCATAAACGTTGAGTCGCTGTTGCCGTCAATATTGAGCTGCACTTGACCGTTCTCGTCAAGAATAAACGACTCACGCCTAACCGGACCCGGGCCAAGGAAAGCAGAAATAAACGCCACAAACGCATCTTGCAACACCTGATCGGTCGCATCCGCTATCAGACGGTCACGCTTTTCCAGAACGCCCAAATCGTACTTTTGAGGGTCGTTCATCATCAGCCATTGCATCGTCGCAATGACACGCCCGTTGTAGTTGTCCTCATCCAAACCGCTCATATCGTCGGTCAAACCGCCGCCGAGAAGAAGCGCGTACCTGCCCCAAGAAGGAAGCCCCAAATTCAACCAAGTCTCAGGATTAAAGACTTCCAGCTTTGTCTCCCCAAACGGGAACAGCAACTCTTCGATCCTGCCAAGCGGAGTTTCTGCTTGGCGCAAATCTATGCCAGCCCGCTGCTGTAGCTCGTTAAAGATTTCCGACACCCCGAACGACGCAGCCGGACCCAACCCGGGCAAGAAACCTGCACCAACATTTAGCGACTGAAGCGCAATCGAATCGCCGTAAGCGCCCGAAAGCCCCGGAGCACCCTTAAGACCAATTTTCCTAGCAGCGCCACGATAGATGCCCGCAAACGGCACGATGATGCGCTTTTGGTCAAAATCGTCCGTGTAAATCATGCCCCGACCGTCAAGCGTGTCAAACAGCAGAGGGAACCGATCAACTACGGCACTAAAGTCCGGGTCGCCCAACACGCGCTCAGCCTGCTCAATGCGACCCAACTTAAACGGATCATCAAGAGCAATCTTGGTCCAAGTCGTAAGAACCTCCTGCCAAGCGGCAGCAAACGGCTGAGCAATGCGAACGGCATCCTGCCATTGCTGGCGAGTAGCCATAGAGAACAGCAAGTCGTTCGTCTTGTCCATCGCCTGCCCCTTCATAAGCAGGTCAAAATCCTTCAGACGCATCGAACCGTCGGCTGCATCAAGAGCCTTCTCCACCGACTCTTCAATTTCACGAGCGAGCTTAATGTTCTCAAACTTGTTCTTCAGGCGACTTACCGTCTTGGCGCTTACGTTAACTGTCCCGTCTTGTGCCAGCTTCAGCCCTGCAAGTTTTGCTGCTTGTGGACTCAAGCGGATTTTTCCTCCCTTGTTGCCCACCTTGTCAACCGCTTTACGGATTTCCGTACCGAGCTTCAAGTTCGCAATGTTCTGTCGAAGCTCAGCAGCCCCCGCTGCGCTCAAATGACGACCATGTTCCGCAACGCCAGACCAGTAATTCTGAGCAAACGTAGGTTCCCTTGAAAGCAAAGTAGTGGGTTTCTCAAGAATTGCGGCGCCCATAGCGTCAAGGAAATCCCTAGCCATAGAAACCCTGTCAGGCCCCTCCGTAGTCTGCTTCAGAACCTTCAGTTCATCAGGCGCATACTTCATCAAGTCCAACGCATCGTCGCCTAGCGCATCAATAAATTGCTTGTTGGCTTGCAGCACCGAACGGCCACTTCCCTGAACCGGGACAGACTTGCCGCCGCCTACATCCAGCTTGCCGATAGCAATCGCCTCACGCAGCGAACCGCTACCGCCAGTCTTAACAGCAATACGCTGCTCAACCGTTTCAAGGAAATTGTGAACCGCCCCACGCTGATCGCCCGCATCCCAAAGCTGACGAAAATCCGACGTGGGGTCGCCTTCGGCAAACGCACGCCACGTCTCATCAAACTCGTCCATAGCAGCGTCTAGTTGCGCGCTGGTGTACGAGTAGCGTTGCGGCTGACCTGCCGGAACTTTGCCCGGAATAGGAGCCATTGGGTTGGCGGCTACATATCTGCCAATAGGTGAAGCTGAAAGCTGCGCCAGTTCACCACCCCAACCTTCAGCAAACGCATCTTCGCCTTTACGCGCACGCAAATAATTCGATTGGATAACGCGCGCCTCATCACGCGGCCCTCTCGTAATCCTGACCCCGGCAGCTTCCGCCGATTCCGAAAGAGCATTCATGTTGAGGTCTAGGTCACGCCCACCCCGACCCGTCACCCACGCAAAGAACGCCATTGGATTGTTGAAGAACGCATCGCCACCCATAGCAGCAATACGGAACTGCTCTTCGGGAATCACACGCGTAAGGTAGGCAGGCCGAAGAACCGCAGCAGTCTTGAATATTGAAACTGTCAAAAACTCAAGTACCGCCCTCGGAACGGGCATGGCAAACTGGTCAAACTCCCGATACAGCGGAAGGTTCGACAAAAGGTCATACGCTGGCTTGTTGATCTTACGCAACTTGCGAATGTCGGTAATGCCCAAGAATGGCACTTGCGTTGCTAGCTCAATGTCAAGCTGAGGAGCATTAACAACCTCACCAGCGTAAGCGGGCGCCCTACCAAGCGGGCTAGCCACAATGTCGCCAACTTGGTCAATGTTGTAAAGCGTCATTGTCGAAGAAGAATTCTTGAAATGCTGAGTGATCTTCTTCATTTCGTCTTGAGCGTGCTGTTCAATCCTCGCTTTTCTCGCAGCGAGATAACCGGGCTTGCCCGTAATCTTCTGACCAGCCGCAATCGCAGCACTTTCAAGCCTGCCAGTAATGCTCTTAGCCCGACGATTCGCAATGCGCGCTGCCGACTGCGCCTTGATGAAATCTTCCATATCAAGAAGAACGTCAAATCGTGCCTGCCACGGCGCGTCAGCAATCCGATTCAGATAAGCCTTACGAACATCAGGCTTCATCGAAACATTTTTCGCAAGGTCGTCCATGTACCTGTAGACGGCATCTGCATCAGCCAACACTAGCTGACCCGTCGTCGGGGGAATTCTCGCACCCAACCGGGTCGCAAACCGAGACAACCAGTTGTCCCAGTCCAACGGGCGTTTCACATACTTCAACGAACCCCGATACGACAAGCGTGGAGTGTTCTGAACGCCAATACCCATCGACGCTCGCAAAATGTCCGTAACTTCGTCAGCAGTCGTCGCACGAGCAATGTTGCGAGCCGTAAACACGTCCATCTTGTTCTTTGCCGCCGACATAACGTCATACACGTTGTCGATCTCGGCAAGCCTCTGAGAAACAAGCCTGCCCCGCCACGACGACAACCACTCTTCAGTCGTCGGACGCAAAATCGAAGGGCGATTCCGAATCCTAATACCGCCAGCGTTAATCAACGGATCGCTTCTGCCAATCAACGGCACCTGCCGCACCCCAGGCAAATACCTTGCCTTCAGTCCAATCTCCGCCGCAGCGTCAGGAATGACCTCACCCGGCCCACGGAAAGCAAGAAACGCATCAACCGTGCCCGACAAAACGTTGTACCCCGTTGAATCAAGCTCAAACCCAACACCCCGAGCAATGCCACGGCCAAAAGTAAAATAGTCGCCATTCGCAAGGACCGGCGTAAACTCCGCCTCCCGACGCTGTCGCTCACGAATCAAATCGTCACCCAACAGCCAGCCGTCACCAGCCAAACTCGGGTCATCCATAAAAACGCCAAGATCGGTCGCATCAGCCGCCTGACGCTGCACAGCACTCGGTCCACTATTTGCAATAAGCTCAGCAGCTTCCGGACCAAGAGCAATGCCAGCCCGCAAGCCCATCGCCCCTAAAGTCCCAACCCCTGCTGCGCGACCAATCGGCGTAAACGCCGAACCAAAACGAGCAGTCTCAAACCCCGCCTTAGCAAGGTTGCCCAAAAACACATTTGGAAGCTGAGCCTGCGTCGTCAAACCAGTCGGATTCATAATGGTCGGTGAATCCGTCAAAACCCCCTCACCAGTTGGGCCAAACGCAGCTTGCCCCACCATTCCCTGAGCAGCGTTCTGAGCCGTATTGATGTACGAACGGGCCTTGTTCAAGAAATACTGACCAGGGCTAATCGCCGCAGCAACAATCGGCTGAGTAACCGACTTCAGCCCCCCCAAGAAACCGTCGTCGCCCTCACGCCCCTCACGGGCAGACTCAATACGAGCATTAATCTGATCGAAAGATTCCTGCTCCTCATCCGTCATCCGAATATTGGCCTCACGCCAATTATCGTTGTTCTCGTGCAACTCACGCACACGGTGAGCAACCATGTCGCTGTTGAAAATGGCGCCTTCGCCAAACTCTTTGTTTAACTCCGCAACAACCGTTGAAGGCATCAAGTAAACGTCCTCAACGAACTGATTGTACGTCCGAAGGTCTGGACTAACCTTCCCGATCAACTCGGAGTACGGCGCATAAATCGCACGAGTTTCCCGAATCAAATCCCCGGCGTTAAACGTGCCGTTCCTAATCGCAGCGTCGTAAATAGCCCCATCTGGACCTTGCTCTTGATTGGCGATAAACCGAACAACCATGTCGTTCTCTTCATCGTCAAGCTCCGAATAGCCAATGAACTGGCCAGCGTCGCTAAACAACGCTTCGCCTGAAGCCTCCAAAATGCGGTCGCCAATGAAAGGCAACGCACCCTGACGCTGCTCCTCAATAAACGCAGTTGACTCACGGGCAATCTCCATACCGATTTCTGAATCAAACGGAATCCCCAGCGTTATTGACTCGTAAGCCACAATCGGGTCCATCGTCGGATACGCAGTCGCCCAATTCTGAATCTGGTCAGCGATGTACTGCAACGAAGCAGCGTCGTAATGAGCAATCCGAGCAGTAGCAGCGTCAATACGCTCCTGCTCGTCTGCAATCATCTGAAGTTCAAGATCAGAGTCGCGCTGCTGAAACGGTCGAACAGGCATCCGAGCAAGCTCAGGCGAAAAGCCTCCCATCAGCGGCGCTCCATCATCCGGCCCAACAAAACTGCCAACTGCGGGTCTTTCGTGCGGCGAAGAATTTCCCGCATGTCATCAAAAAACATTTGACTGCGAGACTGCGGCATAGCCCGACGACCCGGACCCGGACCCATCGGCAACCCAGCCTGCACCGGCTCATCCGGACGCTCCGACCGTCGAACCACCGGAGGACGAGCAGGGCGAGGCGAAGGCGTCTCAGAAACCACCCCAGCGCGCCTTGACGCCTCACCCTGCGTCTCAGCCGCAGCCTCACCCGGCAGCCGAGAAGTATCCATCAAATCAGTACGGTTGAATTGAGCAGCCATTACCACTTCACCCTGTTTGCCCAATACGCAGCAGACATTTTGCCCTTCGCAATGTTCTTGCCATGACGAGCCTTAAACGACTTGCGACGAGCCTTCTCCTTCGCCGTCTTCGGATTCTTGCCTGCACCAGACACGCCCTGCTGGCCGAATCGAATCGTCTTAACACGATCACCCTCCTTCGCCACAACAACATGGCTCTTCGTCGGATGATTCGGAGTGCGCTTCGGCTTGTTGTAGCCCGAAACGCCAGCACGCTTCAGACGAGGATCAGGTTTTGACGCCACGTCACTTCCTCTTCTTCGCAGTCTTAGCCGAACGCCTAAACGCCGCAGCCGTAGGAGCACCCTTCGACCCAGGCTTCCGCATCTTCTCACCCGAACCAGCAGCAATCCGCTTCCGTTTCGCGTGAATATTCGCGTACAAGCCCTTCTTTTTCGCCGCCTTCTTAGCAGGCATCGGCATCCTCTCGCTGTTACTTCTTCTTCCTGCGGGGTCCCCGCCGCTTATTCAAGCCAGGGACGCCCTGCTCCCGCATAACGTGAGTACGTTGGTCAGGGGTGAAACCGTACATGAACCGGTTGTAACGGTTTTGGTTTTCAGCACGGCCACTCTGGTCGACTGGCGTGTAGGGGGTTGCGTAAACGTATGGGGTACGAGGCGTGTTGTAAGTCGTCACATTTCCCGTGCGATTATCCCGGTTCTCATAAGCTCGAACCGGGATATCGCGGTTACTGCTCTGACCGGGGTAATAGCTAAAGCTGTAGTTGTCGTTAGAACGATTAGCTGTAGCGTTTGATGCCCGTTTAGCTGTCCTACGAGCCGGAGCCTTACGAGTTGCGGTCTTCTTAGCCGGAGCCTTACGAGCCGCGGTCTTCTTAGCCGGAGCCTTACGAGCCGGAGCCTTACGAGCCGCAGCCTTCTTGGGTGCGGCAGCCTTACGAGCCGACGGCTTCTTCTTAGCAGCCGCCTTGTAACCCTTCATGTTGTACGGCTTTCTTCCCTTACTTGGCATCAGTCCTCCTCAGACTTCCTCGTAGCCTTCTTCGCAGCCTTCTTCACCGGCTTCGGCGTTTCAGGTGCATCCACCTTCATCGCCCCAGACGGGAAAAACGCAACAGCTTCACCGGCAAACAAACGCACCCCACCAATCGACACCCACGGCACCGACCCCTTACGAGGATCAGCAGCCATGCCGACCTGCACCGTCACCGAACGATCAAAATTCGCAGCAATACCCTGCCGCACCGACTCCATCTCGCCATTCACCCGAGCCTCATCGCTGACGCCCGCAAGATCGGACTCCTCAACGACAACAACCGGAATCTTCAACTCAGCATTACGCACAAAAGCTCCTAACCCTGCGGGCCGACGAACGCAGCAGGCGAACGAGCGGCAGTCAACATTGACGACAGATTACGCAAATCCTCAGGCGGAGGCGCGATAGCCCCCGCAACCTCAGCCTCAGGACCAGCCCCCATCGGAGGACCCCCCATCAACGCAGCACCCGCAGGAACCTGCTGCTGCTGCGCCGCCAACTCAGCCTGACGACGCTCCTCAATCTCCGTCTCAACCTCATCCCACGCCAGATCAATCCGCATCCCCGAACGAACCTTCTTAATCAACGATGAGAAATCCCGAACCGAGAACGGCGAATCAGGCGACGCAGCCAACGTCTGCACCTGCGTCAAAATCGCCCGCTCAATCGACTCCGCCGTAGAACGAGACTTCTCGCCCTCAACATCATCAACCAGCGGATCATGCCGCATCACCGTCTCCTGAGAAATCGTCCCCATCCCAAGACGCTGACCCAACGCAACAATCCGGTCACCCGCATCCAAACCAGCCGCAAAATACGAAACCTTCGACCTAGCCGACACAAAACCAGCGTTATCCACCCACAAATCGCCCGGCTTGTACGACAAATCCCCATGCTCAGCCCCAAACCGGACCGCATACACCTTCTGCGACTCAGGGAAATACGCATGGTCAATACGAGCCATCGCCTCGTTCACATGCTCAAGCGACTCCTCAAACAACTGATGCGCTTCCTGCACCGGGAAATCCAACACCGCAGCCAACAACTGATCCGCACGCCGACCAGTCCGCACATTCGACGCAGCCTCACCACCCAACTCAGACGGCAACCCCGCCGTCAAACGCTGCGCCCGCTCCAAATCACCAACAGCAGTCCGCTCCATAAACTGCGGAGGCGTATTCCGATACTGAATCGAACCACCCTTCACAATGCCCGGAATGCCATCAAACGGATTCGGCGCCTGACGCAACTCCGGCTCCTCAGACGGATTCGCAATCACCCACGTCTCACCAAGAATCCCCTGACGAGTCGCAATGTACGCCAACGCATCCATCTCAGCCGCACGCTGATACATGCCAATGATCTGGTGATACCCCGACTTCTGCTGCGACAACGAAATCTCACCCGGCATCACCACCAACGGCATACCCGTACGATTCGGCACCATCGCAATAGGCGCCCAATCCGCAGCCAAATGAATCTCATTCGATGACAACGAATCGTTGAAATCAAAATCGTCGCTGCCCTCACCCTGGCGGCGAGCAGCAATCAACCAAATCACATCCGAATCGACATACTCCAAAACGTCAATCGCCGTATCAGACGTATCACCCTTCTTCACGCCCAAACGAGCAGCCGCCTCCGGATGTGAACGCCGCAACCAACCCAACGTCTGCCGATTCGCAAAAATACAATCAGGCGGCAGCATGTCATCCGGATCACCCGTCGGACACGCATACGTCGCCAACGGCGACCGCACATCAAACTGCGGGAACTCGCCACTCATATTCGGACGCACCCGCAACGGAGCCGACGCATACCCGACCAAATACCGGGCCGCACGACGCAACTTCCGCTGCGACTTATTCATCTCATGAAACGCATAAAACGCACGCCGGCGAGAACGAGCCTTATCCAACTCACGCTTCGACGCCGCCGCCGGCAACGCCTCAATCTCAGGAAACACCGACGCAATCCGCTGCGCCGTCTGATTAATCCCCTGGCGAGCAATGTTCGCAATCGCAGGACGCTCATCAGACTGAAACTCAGGCAACGGCACAATAATGTCGCCGTCATACAAATCAGCGATCTCCCGCATCACCTGCTTCGTAGAACCCTCGTCATACACCCGAGAGTTGTAAAGCTCAACGACCTCATCAGCACTAATCATCGAACAACTCCTTGCAAGCGTCGTGAGCAATCACCAGCTTCACCTGCTCCAACAAACCAACCGCCTTCGTCGGCGTCACACCATCCGCCATGTAGCACCACATCTCCTCCGCCTGATCGTCCAAAAACGAAAAGATGGAAATGCCACCCAACAACGTCGCACCCTCAGGGATAGTCCCAAACGCACCATCACTAGGCATCAACCCTAGACCTTCCGCCAAGCCAACTCGCCAAATGCGAATTCAACCTAGGCATCCTAGAAGGGTCCGGAGCCTTCAGTACGCGGACTTTGTTTGCCATCATCCAGCAAGCCATGATCTGATCGTCAGTACCCGAAGCGCCATGCTGCAACGAATACCGAGTCACCTCATTAACTAGCTTAATGGCGTTACGCCTACCAGTAAAGTCTCTCGGAGACGCACCCGACGGAGTCTGCAAACCTGGCAAACGAATGTTGCCCTCCTCAAACAACGGACGCAACATCGTCACCCCATACTTCGGGTCCGCCTTGTTCTTATGATGCGTCTCATGATCGTGGATACGGATGTGATGCTTCCGCTTCCACCTATCGACATACGGCTGCTGCAAAAACCACCGCTGCGCCACATTCTTCTCAAAGATCACATTCCGCAACGGCAACCCAATCGCCTCAAAATCCAGACGCATCTCCTCCAACACGCCCGAATACGAATCGCCCTCGCCATACAAAAACTCCGGCTGCGTCATCGCCCCACGAAACAAATCCAACAAGAAATACGACTCAGACGACGGATGATACGCCCACGCCTGCACCGCCCAATTCTTCGTCGGTGACGGATCAACCGACACAACCGTAATCAACTCACCATCCAACTCAGGCAGCTCCCAAGCATCACGGTCACGATCCCAACACCCCGGATGATCGTCGTCACCATCAATCCAATGCTTCGGAACCAACACCGTGTCAGGCGACGTGTCGTTCTGCTGAAACACCGTCTCAAACCGCAACGGATTCTCCGCCTGCTCACGCAACAAATCCCGATACGTCAACCGGCGAGGATCAAGCAAACACCCATCCGGATACGGCAACGCCGTCTTCGGATGATGATGCGGCTCCTTCGACGTGCCCCCCTCACACTTCTCCGGATAATGCGCCCTAAACACGATGTGGTGATACTTGCGGCGATGCGTGTCATCCATATCCGGATCGACACCCTCAAGCTCAACAATGTCGTCCTCGTCAATGTCCAACTTGTCCAAGCAATACCGGTAATGCTCATTCGGCCCCAACCGCTGACCCTCAAGAATCAACAAACCACCCGGCTCAAGACGCTTCTCAACCTCAGCATCCCACCACGTCCTCGTGCGCTGCTGCTCCGCCTCCGAATCCATCTTCCTCACCGTCACAAGGTCATCAAAGATCAGGAAGTCAACACGCCAGCCGATGATCTCGCCGTTACCGAACGCCGTCCACGTCGGCTCCTTATCCGCAGGCGCACGCCCATCCAACTGCTCAACCGTAAACGAATTCGCCGTCCAGAAATCCGACTGGCCCAACGGCTTGATCCGACCGTAATCGACAGCCAACACGCCAGACGGGTCCGCCTCCATCCCCTTCGCAACCAAATCATCCGACACCGGCACCAACGCCGTGCGCTCAAACGACGTGCGAAGCCGACGGGTGTACGAACCAGCAGTCGTCATGCCCCACGAACCCAACACGCCACGGATTCGACGGTCCCGCATCGTCAACCACGCCGGAATGTCATGAGCAAACAGGGCCGTCTTGCCCGAACCGGGCGGGCAGTTCACGACCGCAAACCGCTTCTCCTCATCCTCGTACAGCTTCAGAACAATGTCGGCTGCTTCCTTGCGCCACGGCGTAGCCACCCTGCCGAAGTAGCGCTCGCTGAAATAGTGGAAGTCGTCCAGGGCGTGAGCGGCTTCTTCCGACAGTCCGTCGTACTGCACGGGTTCGGGCAGGTGCGCCTCCTGCTGCCCCTGCGTCCGAGGGTCCTTGTTGAGACCTGACCGCTGCGACCAATGCTTCTCGGGGTTCTTGGGCTTCACTAGCTCACGCCCACGCTCCTCCTTGAGAATCTTGTCGCCAGTCGGTCGGGAGAATCCTGCTGTCCTGCATGCATGTGCGATTGAGGCGCCTTCATCGACGCACTTCCAGAACACTTTGAGTTGGGCCGGGGTAACCATGATGGTTCCATATTACTTGGTGAAATAATTTGCGCTAGACGTAGGTACCCAGCACCCCCGGTGCCCGGCATGTCCCCGGTTCCGCCTATTGTCCGGACAAGCGTACACCCTCCCGGCATTGTTCGTTTGTTCGTACATATGTCCGGGGCGTTGCGCCGGACGTGCGGGACACCCCTACCCCCTGCCGGGTACCCGTTGCGGGCGCCGATACGGGCGGGGGGCGTGGCGGTGACCTGAGGGGGCGAGGCGAGGGGGTGCGACGGGGCGAGACGCTACGCCATCCGGGGCAAGCCTCTACCGTTTGGCGGGGATCGTCGACGGTGAGTTTTCCCTTTATTTGTAAGGCAAACGGGGAATCTGAAAATAAATGCTTGACGCATGCATGGCGTTATGCTTAGCTATGTGTGCCGGGGGCGAGTGACCCCCGGAGATAGGAAGCCCCAAAATGTTTGACCGCATCGCCCGCAAGTTTGACCGCACGGTGGAACGGTTCGCCGACCGCTACGCCCCGGTGATCCTCGCCGCCGCCATGCTCGCCGCCCTCACCGTGCACGCCATGCTCGCCGAATCGTTCCGGCTCATTTGATCCCCAACCCAACCCAACAGAAAGGCCCCGCCATGACCGATGACACCTA